TGATATCAAAATTAATTGCCCTACTGCATGCTGTTTTTATAGTGGTAGTGGAAAGCATAAACGTCACTATCAAGTTCAACCCAAATTAACCATTGTCCCACCAGAGACACAAACAGAAGAAAATTTTGTTTGTAAATCACAACTTAATGGGAATAATGGTGAGGTGACTGGAACAGATGACATCAAAGTAGCTAAGCAACCTAATGTCAACCAAGCTCAAATGGTGGCTCTTATCAAAGCAATGTCACACGTGGCAATGCAAAATAAGAAAGGGCCTAAGAAATCTACTAAGAAAAACCAAAATCAGCAACATGTTGTGACTGGGCCAAAACAGATCAACCTAGCACCAATGACTCAGGATTATGCTATGGCTTTAATGGATGCCTTCAATGAAAGATCATTAAATTGCCGAGTTCCAGATCTTTATAGTTTCCCAACAGCTACATATCACATTGAGGGCATGATTGGTATAGGATCAGATGCTAATGGTGTCTGCAGTTTTGCTCTTCTGCCAAGTCCCACACTTAGTTTTTTGGGGTTAGCATCTGGTAATGTTAACGGAGGATTAAGTGCTTATGCAGGCACCACAACAGCCTTTAGAGCGATTTCTTCCGCTAATCTAGCTGCTGAATTAAGTGGTTACCGTTTAGTAGCTTGTGGTTGGCGTGTTAAAAATGCTCAACAACCAAATACTACTATTGGTCGTTTTATAGCTGCACCCTTTGCATGTGTAAAAAATGAGTTAAGTGCTGATGGTTTAGAATCACAAAATTATTTCAATTATCAAGTGAGCGAGAGATTAGGCGCTGCTAACCCAAACTCATTATCAACTGGCTACACTAGTGTTATATTGAATGCCCCAGGATCAATGGAAGCATCCTTCCAAGATATCATTGACAACACAATATCTTTACAAGATAGACCCAGTAGTGCAGCTTGTTTTAGTTTTAACCGTTGTAATTTCACAGAGGCTATGAATGCTACAGTGTCTATTGGTGATGTAGTTGAAGTTACCACTGCAACAAATGTTACAATTGGTATATCGGATAGTAATAGTGTAAATATGGATGGACATACTGGTTACATGGTTCATTGTTATGGACTTCCAGCAAGTTCAAACAATGTTATAGAAATTGAGTACATTTACCACATGGAAGGCACACCTGTTATGACCACAACCGCCTTGATACCAGCTATGAGTGAAGTTTCACATGTTGATCCAGCAGGGATGGATGTAGTACTAACTAGAGTTAACAACACCAAACACATCACTCTATTTGATGCTGCTGCTAAAGTTGCCGGTGGAGCTTTAACTGGCGGTATGAAAACTGGTACTGTTATAGGAGCTCTTTATGGAGGAGCCAAAGCTGCAAATAAACTCATGAAATCAAAATTAGGGTTTTGAGGGGGCGAGAGTAGAAAAACTCAGAACAAATTCAACTTAAATATTGTTAAAATTGTTAAATATGTAAATAATGTAAATAAAAAAATATATAAAGATATAAAAAAATATAAAAATATAAAAAAATTTTTTTTGAAATCCACTCTGAATGGAAATAATGGTTCTTGGACTAATTCAGATGACGTAAAATTTGGCCACCACACAGCAAAAGAGAACGCAAGTTTTGGTTATCCTGAAGCTCAAGCAAATTTCTTGCAGCGAAACTTGGCTAGGCTATTTAAAGCAACTGAAGTAGATTCAGCTAGACATGAGGAAAAGAAGATTAAAATTAAAAAGAAAAAGGAGGAGAAAGAAGCCAAAAAATTAGAAGAGGTAATAGTTGAAGAAGAAGCACCCCATTGGGTTAGTATACCAGCTCATTATCCATGTGATAGTAATTATGTTCCTGCCTTGTCAGGTTTCATTATTAATTCAGATTTTGAAAAAATAATCAAGAAGTTTCCACCTAATGCTGAAACGAAACTGCATTTGTTTAGGGGCGCTAGAACATATATTTTAGATAATAAAGTAGCATATCCTGAAACAATGTATGCTTATTATTGTTATAATGTATTCTTATGTGATTTAATCCTGACAGATACTGACAGAGATTATATATCCAAACAAGCCATGTGTGCCACTAAAAATTTAAATTTGAGACACTTGGTTAGTCGATGGGATCATATAACTCGTAGAGCTGGAGAGGAGTGTACAATACCTGATACTTACATTCAGCGTCCAGGGGTCAAAGTAACTTGTGCAGAAGGTGCAACTTTTGATGGAGATTACTATAGCTTTCCAGAATCAAATCTTCCACGCTGGTATAGTACGGAGATGTTTGATCTACCACACTCAAGTTTACCATTCGTTGTTTATGATAACACATCAAACAATAAACTTAAAGCTTTGAAGCGTATTATAGGTTCACGTGATTCAGCACAACATGAATTGATGCTCCACACTAATCAATTGAATATGTTGGCAACTTTCGCACCAGTTATAAACAATGACGTTTTGAAAAGTTTAAATGTTAAGGAGAAATATTATAGGGAAACTGAAACTTACACAAATTCATGGTTCGGGGTTGAGGACCAGATAGATTATGTTCTCTATCAAGGCATTGAAGTCAAAGGTGATTTGTATAAGGAGGATTTTTATAGAAATTTCCATATTGATTATTTAATTGGTCGCTGTAATCGTTTTGTCGTAACAGCTTTAAAAGACCATGTTATGGGGTCTGCCATTTGGTCATACCAGGAAATATACGATAGTATGTGCACAATGTATGATGGCATTGGCGCTCGACATCTGTGTGCTAATATTAAACACATAAAGAGAGCTTTGCGCGGTAGTTATGTTTATGGCCAATGGATTCAGGATCCTTCCAACATCTTAACCAGAAGGTTAAACGCCAATGTAAAACGCGAATTAGCTAAGTTTGGCAAAGTTCCCAGACTCTTTGTTGATTATGGAGCTGGTTGCATGGCCAATAATGAAGTTCCAGAATTTATTAAAATGTGCTTGGATGGTCACCACAATCGTAATACTGGTTTGGAATTACAAGTGAATATAGATTATGATCTCTACATTTGTGCCAAACCACAAAACGGTTATATGGATTATGTATTTAAACTTGTAGATGAAGCTCAAAACAAAAATAATTTTGTTCAGATCATAATTTATAGTGATGATTCCATGTATGCAGGATGCCTAAACGGTAAAAAATTTAACTATAATGTTGATATATCAAGTTGTGACTCTGGTAATAGACAAGCGGTTTTTGCTGCCGTTGGTCAAATGCTATATAATTTTTCACCTTTAGCAAGCGCTAATTTACTCAAGCAGTGTATGTTGCCCATCATAGTCAAAGATCCTAATAGCGACGCCAATCTATCAATAGAGTCAGATGCTCCTTTTGAAGGTTCGGGCACAGTTTTAACAACAGTTCTTAACCATGTTGCTAGCTTTTTAATTGGTGTTTCGGCCATTTACTCATTCCAAAATTTTGATGAAATTGAAGATGGTATCTG